TGTTTGTTTTCTTGAAGTAAAAGGCAGGATAAGAAATATAGATAATGCATACCCTTTACCTGTATCTATTAGAAAGTTATTAAAAATGCAAGATAAGAAAGTAAATGGTGTTATGCTTTGGGCTTGTGAAGATGGAATTATATTTTCAAGATTAGATAGATTAAAAGGTAGAATAAAAATAGGAGGTAGAAAGCCAAGAGATGGTTCTGCAAATGATATTGAATTTATGTCTTATTTTGATAGTTCGGATAATTTTAAAGAATATAAATATATATGAAACTTGGAGACTTTATAGAATTAATTACAACGTACACAGGAATAAAATGGGTTGTAAAAAAGATTAGCAAACTTACAGGAAAAGATTGTGGTTGTAATGATAGAAAGAATAAACTTAATGATGTTGAGTTATGGTAAAAACTTGTACAAAATGTAATTTAGAAAAATCGTATTCTGAATTTTATAAAGAAAAAGCAGGTAAAAATGGTTTACGTTCTAAATGCAAGTTTTGTATGAAAGAATATAGGAAAGAGTGGAGAAAATATAATAAAACAAAAAGAAATGAACAAATAAAAGAAAGAAGAAAAAAAGACTATTTATTTAAATTAAAAGATAATTTAAGAGGTAGGACTTATAAAGCATTTAAATATAAAGGATTTTCTAAAACATCCAAAACAAAAGAAATGTTAGGTGCTGAATGGGATTTAGTAAAATTACACATTGAAAGACAATTTACAAAAAAAATGAATTGGGGTAACTATGGAGAATGGCACATAGACCATATAATACCATTAGCATCTGCAAAAACACCTGAAAGGTTAAGGCAACTTTGCCATTACACAAATTTACAACCAATGTGGGCAAAAGAAAATATAAGTAAGAGTGATAAAATTATAGGACAACAAACATTATTAAGAATATGACATTAGAAGATAGAAAAACTTGGGAAGATTTTAAAGCGAATGTAACAAACAAATTAACTCCTGAATACAGGAAAATTTTATGTACCTTACACGCACAATATTATAACCATAAATACAACGAGCCTTGCACCTGTAACGGAAAAATATACAGGATGTGGATAGCTGACATCGACAGAGTATATGATAAACAAAATACATAAGTTAGAACAAGCAATAGTACTATTATTAAACCTTGATGGTTGGCAACTGAAATGGACAGGAGAGGGTTCTGAAAGTTGGGATGCAGAGGGTTTAACTCCGAAAGGAAAAGAATGTGTTATAGAGATGAAGTTTAGAAATAAACACTATGATACTAAAATGCTTGAGAAAGCTAAATATGATAAACTTATAGCTACAGGTAAAGTGGCTTTATACTTTGTAAATGACCCAAAGGCAAACTATCTTTTTTGGTTAAATGATATAGATATGCCTGAACCTGTAAATAAATATTGTCCTGATACTACAATGTGGACAAAGAAACGAGTTCTAAAACCTGTTTACCTACTTGAAGAAAGTAAGGCTATAATCATAAATAAAAATAATTAACAAAAATTGTTTATAATTAAAATAGTATTTGTATATTTGTAACATAATTTAAAACAAGTATTATGAAAACAATTAGAAGAATTATTAAAGAGTACAAGGAAAACAAGAATTTAATACCATTTAAGACAGTTATTTTAGATACAGGTATTATCTGTCAACATTATAGAAATGGTAAAATAGAAGTGATATAGTTATGGAAAGATTAGATAAATTAATAGACTTATTTGAAACGTTAGATAATAGTTATGTAGTAAATGAATTACTACTAATTAAGAAAGATATTGAAGAACTAAACAAGTAATATGAAAGCGACACAGATACACTACCAAACAGGAAAAGACTATGACATTATAGATGTGTGTAAAGATTACTCCCTTAACTTTAACAAGGGTAACATCTTAAAGTACGTAGCAAGAGCAGGAAAGAAAGATAATGAGTTGCAAGACTTACGTAAAGCATTAGATTACTTACAAAGAGAAATAGCTTATTTAGAAGACAAACAAAAGGAATATATTAAACAAACAATAGATAGATAGTATGGAAGTATTTGACAATGAATTACACGATTATTTAGAAGAACACGAAAACGAATGTAGAGAATGTGGCACTCCTTGTAACAGAAGTTATTGTAGTGATGACTGTTTTAACGCATCAATGTTATGATTTTACTTGTAGATGCAGATAGCTTAATCTTTGCAAGTTGTTATAGGAAAAGACTAACACCGGATGATAGTCCTTATTATGAACAATTATCTGATGCAACTGATAAGTTTGATGAACAGTTAATGGGTATTGTAAATGATTTAGAAGAAAACTACATCATAGATAAGGTACTTATATTTAGTGGTTCGTTAGGCAACTTTAGAAAGCTAATAACAAAGAAGTACAAAGCAAACAGAACTAACCAACAAAAACCACCATTATTGAATGAGGTACACGCATACGTAAAAGAAAAACACAATTCTATTTATGGGTATGGTGTAGAAACAGATGATATGGTTGCAAGGTATTGGCACGATTTATCAAAAGAATTTGGCAGAGATGAGGTTATGATTGTTTCAATAGATAAAGACTACAAACAGTTTCCTTGCTTAATGTACAACTATCATTACAAACACAGAGTAGTTTATGACATTACAGAAGAAGAAGCATTGTATAATTTCTATGAGCAAATGATAATCGGAGATACTGCAGATAATGTAAATTACTTTAAGGGTAAAGGTAAGAAGTTTGCAGAAAACTATTTAGCTGATTGCAATAGCCATTACCAATACACAAAGAAGATGTACGAACTATTTAAAGAAGTACACAAAGGGAAAGCAAAACAAAGGTACATTGAGTGCTACAATTTATTAAAATTAAGAACAGATTAAAAGAGAAGAAAATGAACGAGATTAAAATGTTACAATCGATAAAAGAATACGTAAATAATTTATACGCATTAGACATTGAAAAGAACACAAGAAAACGTGAGTATGTAGATGCAAGAACATTGTATTATAAATTATGTAAAGATTTAACAAAATGTAGTTTAACTGCAATAGGTAGTACAGTAGGTAGAGACCACGCATCAGTATTACACGCATTAAACAATACTATCCATTACATAGATGAAGAAGAAATAGTAGAGGGTAACTTATACTTTGGTAACGCAGTAAACTTGCCAAAACAATCTGCTGCATATTTAGAATACCAAAACAATGAGTTACAAAAAGAATTAGAAAAGAAAGATGCAGTATTAAGATTGCTACCAAAGTTAGAAGATATTTACTACAACTTAAATAATTTAACAGAAGAACAAAAACAAAAAGTAAATAGAAGAAACGAATTACAGTTTGATACTATTGGCAGATGTTTAAATAGAGTAGAAGAAATAATAAAAGTAGAAACAGAATAGGATGAAAAACGATAAACAATTAGACTACTTAAAAGTAGTATTATTAGGACAATTAACTATTGAAGCAATAGAAGATTTACAGAACACAAACAAGTATAAACAGAACTTAAAAAATCAAGGTAATAAGTTTCTAAAGATGTTGGAAAGTTACGTACAGGATGATTACAATACTGTTTACTTAAACAACCAAGAGATGACCACAAACGTTTTAAGAAAGATTGGAACGTTAATGGATAAGATTAAAAATTCAGACATAGATGAATTGGTAATGATTGATGCAATAATAGATAAATACATAGACAATCAAGAATGGTTTATGGAACACGCATCTGCAGACTTTCTAAAGTTAGATTAAAATAAATAAAAATTAACTATATACTAATATGCAACTAATAAATATTCAAGAGGTTAAACCTAACGAAAACAATCCAAGATTTATAAAAGACTATAAATTTAAGAAACTTGTAAAATCTATAAAGGAGTTTCCTGAAATGCTAAAGTTAAGACCTATCGTAGTAAATAGTGATATGGTAGTGCTTGGTGGAAATATGAGATTAAAGGCTTGTAAAGAAGCAGGTTTAAAAGAAGTATGGGTTTTAAAAGCTGATGACCTAACAGAAAAACAACAAAGAGAATTTATAGTAAAAGACAACGTAGGTTTTGGAGAATGGGATTGGGATGTGTTAGGTAATGAATGGAACACGCAACAGTTAGAAGATTGGGGTATGGAAGTTATTGGTTTTGATGTAGATGAAGATGATTTAAGTGATAGCTTTAGTTTACCTGATGGAGATAAAGCACCATTTCAACAACAGACATATACTCTTGCAGATGCACAAGCAGAGCAAATAAAAAACGCAATAGCTGATGTAAAGAAAACAGAGGAGTACAATTATGTAGAAACCTTTGGAAATGAAAATAGTAATGGTAACGCACTTTATTTAATTATATCACAATGGGCAGAGCAAAGGAAATAATAGTCAAGGTTATACCAAGTAAGATAGCTAATGAGTTTGTAAAGCTAAATCATTATAGTGGAAAGGTAGTACCTAATAGTACTTTACATTTTGGTTGTTTTTTAGATGGTAAGTTGCACGGAGTTATGCAGTACGGACCAAGTATAAATAAAAAGGGAACTATTAACCTTGTAGAGGGTACAGGTTGGAATGAGTTTATAGAGTTAAACAGAATGGCTTTTGATGATTACCTACCAAAGTATTCAGAAAGCAGATGTATTGCAATTAGTATTAAACTAATAAAAAAGAATGCACCACAAATAAAATGGATAATATCATTTGCAGATGGAACACAATGTGGAGATGGAACTATTTATAGAGCAAGTGGTTTTAAATTAGTTGGTCTTGCTAAAAATGCAGGTATATGTAAATTAAACGGAAAAATAGTTCATATAAAGAAAACCTATGATATGAAACTTACAAGCAGTTTTATGAAAAAAAGCGATATACCTAAACTAAAACAAAAAGGTTACGATGCTGAAATAATAGATGGACATCAGTTAAAATATATATATTTAATAGATAAAACTATGACTATATCAAAAGAGGTTTTACCATTTAGTGAGATAGATAAACAAGGTGCAGGAATGTATAAAGGGGAAAAAATAACCCTCCAAGAGAGGAGGGTTAATGATTAGAGCGGTGAGGTCGATATGAACGCCATCTTTTAATTGGATATTAAATGTTTTACTTTTAAACTACCACCGCATTTGAGATGACAATATATAACAATTTTATTAAATAAAAAAATATTTATTAAAAAAAATTAAAACAAAACAGAACACAGTAAAAGGATGGAACAAGATAGAACAGTACAACATAAGAAAGCAATATTAGAAGCATTAGAGAAGTCTTTAGGAGTTGTTACGACTGCTTGTAAGATAGTTGGTATAGGTAGAACTACATTTTACCAATGGATGAAAGATGATGAGGATTTTGCAAGGCAAGTAAAAGACATAGATAATATAGCTTTAGATTTTGTAGAAAGTAAATTATTTGAAAA